CACCGCGACGCTGACCAACCCAGGAGTACTCGCAGCGACGCTCCCACTCGCCACCGCAGCCCTCACAGCCGATCAGACGAACCCGGCCGAGCTCGCCGCGGTGCTACCCGCCCCGACCATGGCCGCGGCCGCGGTCCAGACGAACCCCGGCACCCTCGCAGGGGCCCTCCCCGGCCTGACGTACGCCCAGTCGGGAACGACGACCGCTCAGGTCGACATCACGGTCACCGGCAGCCTCGGCCCTGCCCGGTGGGCCGCGACCCTCACCGGTCCCCGCCGGGCCGGAACCCTCACTCCACGCCGATGGGAAGGAACCCTCCGATGAAGCCTCTCGAGTACCCACGCGAAACCGTCGAGTTTCAGCCCGCCACCGTCACCGTCGACGAGGTGGAGGTCACGACGGGCGTCAAGTTCGCGATCGTCGCCGAAGGAGCTCGGCCGACCGCCTGGGTGGATCCGGTGCCGGTTGACGGCAGGATCGGCGTCATGCTCACCGGGCTCACCCCCGGCCTCTACCAGGTGTACGCGCAGGTGGCGAGCACACCGGAGACCCCCGTCGTCCTCTGCGGAAGCCTCCGCATCACCTGACAGGCACGCAGAAGCGCCCCCCGGCCATGACGGCGCGGGGGGCGCTTTCGACTGTCTAGAGGACGGCTAGGCCGGCTGCCACTCGCCGCAGCGCGACGACTCGAACGCGAAGTCGGTCGCCTTGATCGTGACCACACCAGGCCCCGACAGGTTGTCGTTCGCGAGGATCGAGTCGATCGTCCCCTCGGTGTCCTTCAGCCGAGCCCAGTAGCACTGACCGCTGGTGTTCGCCGTCTTGTACGTGCCGGGCTTGATGTCCTTGTTGACCAACCACGTACCGTCCTGGAACGTCCCCGCCGGGGGTGCCGGCTGCGCGGTGACGGTCGTGGCCACGGTCGCCGTGGTGGTGACCTGCTGGGTCACGGTCGCCCCAGCTGCGCCGGTCACGGTGACGGTCGCTCCAGCGGTCGCGGTGCCCGCGGATCCGCCTGAGCCGGCGATGCCGATGATCAGGCCGAGGACCAGGGCGCCGATGCCGATCGCGGGCTTGGACGTGAACCAGTGACCCTTCTTGGGGGCGGCCGGTGGGGGAGTCGGGGCCATCGGCGGCGGGCCGTACGGGGCGGCTCCGTTCGGCATGGGCTGGGTCGGGCCGGGGTACGGAACGCCGGCGGGGCGGGGCGGAGTGGGTGGCTGGATGGGTTGAGTCATGGGGTTCCAATCGGGTGACCCGGCGTCTCCCGGCGTCGGTGGTTTCAGTGTGACAGTTCAGGATCGTGTGGCATGGGGTTGGGGTGAAGTTCCTCAGGCGGCGTACCGGAGCGCGGTCCGCATCGATGCCGAGCTCGAGTCGATGTAGACCTGGGTGACCGACAGCGACGAGTGCCCCAGCAGCAGCTGCACCGCACGGAGGTCGTGCTCGCCCTCATAGGCCTTCGTCGCGAACCGCCGGCGCAGGCTGTGAGGCGTCCACCCGTCCGGGAGGGCCTCGGAGATGATCACCCCGACACGGCACGGTGACAGGTGGCCGTTGCGGCCCGGGAACAGCCATCCGTGCGGGGCGGCGAGGATGCGGGCGGCGATGTCGGCGTGCAGCGGGATCGTGCGCTCACGCGACCCCTTCCCGTGGACCTTCAGCAGGTAGCCGTCGGCGTCGGCGCGCAAGTCGCGCGTATGTACCGCGGCGATCTCGCACCGCCGTAGGCCTTCCCGGGCGCCGAGGTCGATCATCAGCTGGGCCCGGGCGTCGCAGACCACCGCGGCGATCGCGCTCTCGGGGGCGGCTGGCAGGTTCGTCTGAGGCTTGTGGATCGACGGCAGCGTCTCGGCGGGGGAGCGGCGGATCCGCTTGGTCTCGGCGAGGAAGCGGTAGAAGTCGCGGAACGTGGCCCGGATGCTGTACTTCGTCGACGGTCCCCACTCGCCGGCGTTGATGTAGGCCTGGAGGTCGGCTGTTGTCGCGGACCGGATCTTGCCGGGGTGCTGTTCGGCGAAGCGACGCAGCTGCCAGGTGCGCAGGTAGATGGTGGATCGGGGACGGCCGAGAGCTCGGAGATGGTCGGCGTACGCGGAGATGTCAGGGAGTGGCATAGCGCTCGATCCTCGTACCAGTGTCAGGGCCGGGCGTCGGGATGGGAGTTCTCTCATCCCTAGTGCCGGCGCTGTTCCCCCCAAGAGATCAGCGCCGGCCGGGTGGGTCGATCGGGTCATGCGACGGCTGCCAGCGGGCTCCGGAGAGGACGCAACCAAACACCTGTTCGAGCGTGTCGGCTTGCCACGTTGGCGTTCAGGCCGTCGTTCGGACCGTTGCCGTCTTCCGGCATGGTGCCGGTCTCCAGCCACGCGAACGGGACGGCTGTCCTCATCGCCCAGAGTCGGAGCGTCTGCTTGTTGGGGATGATCCGACCGTTGATCCAGGTAGACACCGTGTTGCGGGCGACACCGAGGTAGTCGGCCATCTCCTGGACGCCCACGTCCGAGACCCGCAGGGCTCGGCGCATGCGGTCGGCGAGATCGAACTCCAGCCGAGCAGCATCCATCGCCTGATCTGTACTCATGCAAAGAGTCTTGCACATGGGGACACGCCGTGCAACAGACGTTGCGGCTGATGCTTGTATGTGCATCGTGCTTTGTGCAATGCTCGCCCCATGACAGACCCCGAGCCGCTCGACCTGGTCGGCACTTCGGACGCCGCGAAGATCCTCGACGTCCACCCCGCCACCGTCACTCGCCTGATCGGTACAGAGCCCGATCAACTCAAGCCCGCTGGACGCCTTGGTGGCGACAGTGGAGCCTTCCTCTTCCATCGCGCCGACGTCGAAGCGCTCGCCGAGAAGCGTGCTGCTGAAGCGTCGTCGGCTTCCTCGCGCTCGCGGAACGTCTTCTGATGACCGCGGTCGCTGTCACTGCTGAAGAGCGGGCGGAGATCGTCTCGCAGCTCGCCAAAGGCTTCCCCGTCCAGGACGTCGCCTCCCGCGCCCACGTGGCGGTCGTCGTTGTCGAGGCCCTCAAAGCCGAGTACGGGCCTGGACTCGGCGAGCTGGCCACCGCGGCCGCTCGGCTCCGCACGGGCCTCAAGCCCGCCGAGGACACCGCAGACTCCCTGCTCGAGCGTGCGGCCGCCGTGCCGCGGATCGCGAAGCAAGTCGACAAAGTCAGGGCCTTGCTCGACGAGATGAAGGCCGGCATCGTCGCCGCCGAGAAGGCCGCGCACCTGGAGCGGATCGTCGCCCAGCGTGCCGCCGAGCTCGAGAAGGCGAAGAAGGCCCTGGCGGAAGCCCGTGGGGTCAAGCCGACTCTGGCCGGCGATGCGGCCAAGGTCCGCGCCTGGGCTCTGGCGAACGGTCTCGTCGTACCCGCGCGTGGGGTTATCCCGACGTCGGTACGTGACGCGTACAAGGCGGCGCAGAAGTGAGCGTGACCTACCTCGAGGTCCTTGCGCGTCAGGCCTACACCGAGGCCGAGGCGCAGGCCCGGCGCGTACGTCTCACGACGGGCCTCGACCTACTCGCCCATGGCGCCCCGCTGGCTGAGTACGTGACCCGTCGTCTCGACGCGGGCCATCTCGCCCGGTCGATCGCCGTCGACGCCGGCTATCGCGACGCGACCCGTGTCGCTCGCGTGCTTGCCAAGTCGGGAAACGCGCCCCTCGGGCGTCGCCTGCTCGACCAGGAGCGCTCTGATTCGGCGGCCACCCGGTGAGCGTCGACACGATCAACCCCACCGAGCTCCGTGCTGCTCTCGCGCCGATCGAGCGCGAGCTCGCGCGTGCCCGTCAGGACGTGCTGAGAGCGATCCAGGCCGCGTCGTCGGCCGAGCGCGGACCCGCTCGTGAGTCTCGGTTCGCCGAGCTGCGAAGGGCCCGGGCCCGACGCGATGCCTACCGGCGCGTGATCTGCGCCGTCGAGCAGCTGTGTGTGCAGATCGAGGGGCCGTCATGGCTGTGATGCTCATCGGCGGGAAGCCGGAGGACCTCGACCTCGTCACCGAGCTGCTGCAGGTGACGGTCGAGCTCGCGAACTCAGCAAAGACGTGCCAGGCCCTGTACGGACCCCCGTCGCTTGCAGATGACAGCACCCGGCTGGCTGCGAATCAGGAACTGGGTCCGATCGTCGAGCGGCTTGCCGCGTTGGCGTACCAGGTCGGTTCGTCGGTCGCGATCGGCGGGGGTCTGTGATGCCCGATTCGATCTGGTTGCTGCTGGTGTGCGTGACGACGTTGTCGCTCGCGCTGCTGGCCGCGTATCTGCACTCGCGGCGTCTCGGCTGGAACCCGGCCGATGAAGACGATCGGGGCGAGTGATGTCCGACGACTGGCTGACACCCTCCGAGCGCGCCGCGCTCGACGAGGCGATCAGGATCACGAACGCGAAGGCCCCAGGCCCGCACGTGACCCCGGACACGTGCGAACGGTGTGGCGGACAGGGTTGCCCAGGTGGCTGCCCGTGCGACTGCCCCGACTGCAACCCCAAGACGAGGAGATAGACCCCCAATGGAAACCCCCACCCTCAATGTCCTCCAGGTCACAGAGGCGGCCTACCTCGGCGACCACGCCGCAGACATCACGAAGGCCATCGAGGTCAACCCCAACACGCCCGTCGTCGAGCTCGTGAGCGCCACTCTCTTCACGAAGAACTACAAGGGCGAGGTCGACCGCCCGCAGTACGACCGCTATCTCGTGATCCGGATCGCTGAACCGATCGCCACTCACGCCGCTGACCCGGAGATCGAAGTCGGAGGGCCGTTCTGATGCTGAGCAACCTTCAGGCCGCGCGGCTCGTGCTCGCGTCGGCGATCCGTGACGAGATCACCGAGCGGGTCGAGGAGATCCGCGGCGAGGTCCGTCCCGAGCTCCGCCCGGGCGAGCGCTCGGCCGCATACATCGGTGACGTCGAAGTGGGTGCCGTGGCCATGACCCGCCCGAAGGCGTCGACGCAGGTCATCGACTGGGGCGAGCTGATGGCGTGGGCCATGGAGCACGTACCGGACGCGATCGTGACGACGACAGCGCTGAACCAGGCCTGGGTGTCGGCGCTGATCCGTGACGGCGGCGAGTGGACCGATCCTGAGACCGGCGAGGTCGTTGCTGTACCAGGCGTGGGCGTGCGCGAAGGCACGCCGACGCTGACCGTGACAAAGACCAACGCGGCGCGCTTGTGGGCCGCGTTCTCCATCCCGCCAACCCCGACCCACCTCGAGATCGAGGGCGGTGATCCGGAGTGACGATCTACGAGGCCCTATCGCAGGTCATGGAGGCTGTTCAGACCGTCCGGAAGAACGAGCGCAACGACCAGCAGGGCTTCAACTTCCGGGGCATCGACGCGGTCGTGAACGCCGTCGGGCCAGCCCTCCGCAACGCCGGCGTGGTCGTCTCCCCTGACGTCCGAGAGTACAAGTACGGGTCGGTCGAGATCGGCAGAAACCGGACCCCGATGGCGCACGTACAGCTGATCGCATCGTTCACCTTCTACGCCCAGGACGGCACCTCGCTGACCGCGACCGCGCCGGGCGAAGCGATGGACTCGGGCGACAAGGCGACCCCGAAAGCGATGAGCGTCGCGTACCGGACCGCGCTGCTGCAGGCCCTGTGCATCCCGACGGACGATCCGGATCCCGACTCCCAGGTCTATGAGCGCAGTGCTCCTCCTGAGCAGGTGTCGAGCGAGGTTCGTGACGCGATTCGAACGCTCGGCGGCAAGCACCAGGTCGCGGACTTGCGCGGGTTCGTGATCGACACGATCGGCCGGCCTGTCACCGCCCTCTCCGACCTGACCATCGACGAGGGATCGGCGGTTATGGCGCGCCTGATCGGCATGGACTCCTTCACGCCGGCCGCGACCGGCGAACCTGAGGGGCTCGCGCCGGCGCCGGCTGATGTGGCGGCTCAGCAGGCCGAGATCCGGGACCTCGCGGCGGAACGGGAACGTCTGCGAGAGGACCGGCCAGCGCCGCGAGCGTCGTCGAGGCCGCCGGCGAAGCTGTCGAGCGAGCAGCGCGGGAGGGTGATGGCCGAGTTCACGCGGTTGCAGATCCTGAACCGCGAGGAGCGGCTCGAGTACACCAGCGTCGTCGTCGGTCGTCAGATCGCGTCGACGTCGGATCTGACAGGCGCGGAGGCGCACAAGCTGATCGACCACCTCATCTCGATCGACAACCCCATCGCGGCCGCGGCTGCCATCGCGCCTGACGGCGCGATCGACGTCAGCACCGATCCGGACTGACCCCTCAAGCTGCCGGGCCCGTCGACGCGGGGAAGCACCGAACGCCAGAGCGGTGGCGTCCCGGGCCCGGCCCTCTCAGAAGGAAACCGTCATGGCTCACCCACTCAAGCCGGTCGTCACCTGGTCGACCAGGTTCGGCACCACCGTCACCCTCGACGACGGCCTGATCAAGGTCACCGTCCCCACCCAACAGCGCTCGCTGTACGACACCGAGTCCGACGAGCTGTACCGCGCTCTCCTGGCCGCCCGGCGTGCTCGCCGTGCCGGCCGCCTCGACCTCCCGAAGTAACCCAACGAAAGGAACCAACCCACCATGCCTCAGTTCCTCCTCCCGAAGCCCGGGGGCATCACGATCCCGCCGACGAGCGAGATCACGTTCCGAACCGCGTTCGCGATCAAGGCCGCGACCGGTGTCGACATCTACAGCAGGGACACCGCGGGCAGCATGTCCGCGGTCGCCTGGTGGGTCGCCCGGACGATGCCCGAGTACCAGGGCATCACGTACGACTACGTCGTCGACAACTGGGACCTGTCGCACCTGAACGTGGTGTCCCGCTACGACGACGCGGACAGCGTCCTCGAGTCGGCGTCGGTGCTACCGGTCGAGCCTGACCCGGTGATCCCTGAGGACGGCGCCGGGTTTCCCGTGGTCGATCCGTAGGCAGGTCGCTCTTGTGCTCTCGACCGGGCTGACGCTCGACGAGGTCATGGAGATGCACCCGGTCGCGGTCGCGGCCATCACTGAACGCACGTACATCCTCAACAACACCAAGGAGTAAGACCATGGCTGGATCCATCGCCCTGAGTGGGCAGCTGCCGAACGATGACGAGCACAACGGCCTCCTAGCCCTCGCCGGTCACCTGGCGTCCGCTGGGGGCGACGCGCACATGATGGCGCTCGTCGTGTTCGACGTCCCGAAGATCACCGTCATCACCGACACCGGTGACCAGCGGCCGATCGTGCGTCTTCGTCACATCGAGCCGATCGGTGAGCTGACGGAGGTCGCGCAGGTGTGGCGTGACCGGCTCACGGAGCTGAAGACGGGCCGGATGGGTGACCCGTTGCCGGCGGATGACGATGAGGACGAGGTCTACGTGACCGGCCCGGACGACGATCCGGCCCGGGCCGCGAAGATCAAGCGGACTCACCTGTCGGCGGTGGAGTCGTGAGCGGCTCGACGTACGACAAGGCGGTGAGCCTGCTCGCGACGGGTCGTGACCGGCACGCGCTGGTGATGGTCGGCTGCGACATCGCGGCCGCGCTCGAGCGGCTGACGGACGCGGTCACGAAGCGGCCCGTCATCGTGATCTCGACACCGGCCGAGGGCGACGATCTCGTCGAGGTCGGGCGCCAGCTGGCGGCTGCGATGCGGGGCGAGACGCTCCCGGCAGCACCGACGGCTGCCGCGACGGTGCCGGGCCCGAAGGCGGCGCGCCGGTCGTGACCACCGTGGTCCTCCGCATCAAGGGCACCCCCGTCGCGCAGGGTTCGATGACCTGCGTCGGCGGGGGGCCTGGCCGGCCTCACAACGTGCAGCCGTCGAACAAGCAGGACCTGGCGCCGTGGCGGAACAAGATCGCCGCGGCCGCGAAGCAGGCCGTCGCGAAGGGCGCGTCGTGGGTGTCGCATGACCCGGTCCGGGTCGACCTGACGATCACGCTCGAGCGGCCGAAGTCGGTCGGTCGGGATTGGCCGTCGGTGTATCCCGACATCGACAAGCTCGCGCGTGCGGTGTTGGACGGGTTGACGGCCGGTGAGGTGTGGCAGGACGACGGTCAGTGCGTGCTGCTGAACGTGGTGAAGGCGTATCCGGATGGGGGCGTGCATACGCCGTTCCCGGAGGACGTCCTCGAGGTACCTGGCGTCGTGATCCGACTGTCCGACGCCCCCGCTAACCGACTGATCTGAGGAGATCTCAATGAGACCCCACACCTGGGTCCTCGTGGCCTACATCGCCGCTGTTCTCGTCGTCGGAGTGTTCGTCTGGGTCGGTGCCCGATGACCCGCCGCGTCCTGCTCGCGATCACCTTCACTGTCGCCGTCGCCCTGGTCGTCGCCGGCGTGCACCACCTTGCCTACCTCACACTCAGGAGCCTTCCATGACCAGCATCGTCGCTATCCCGGTCGACCGGATCGACCCGCACCCGCTCAACCCTCGCCATGACCTTGGTGACCTGACCGAGCTCGTCCGTTCGATCAAGGCCCAGGGCATCCGTCAGAACCTCCTCGTGGTCCGCAACGGCGAACGCGTCGTCGACGACGAGGTCAGCGGCGGGATCCGTCACCAGGGCCGCTACACGGCCGTGATCGGTCACCGTCGGCTCGCGGCCGCGAAGCTCGCAGGCCTGACGACCGTGCCGTGCGTCGTCGACGACCTCGGCGAGTCCGAGCAGCTCGAGCTGATGCTCGTCGAGAACGTGCAGCGGACCGACCTGTCCCCGATCGAGGAGGCCGAGGGCTATCAAGGCCTGCTCGACTTCGGCTACTCGGATGCGGCGGTCGCGAAGCGGGTCGGTCGTACGGCGAAGACGATCAGATCTCGGGTGCAGCTGCTCGGGCTTCCGGAGGCGGCGCGCGCGAAGGTCCATGCGGGGCAGGCGTCGCTGCTCGACGCGGCGAAGCTCGAAGCGTTCGCCGACGACCCGGCAGCCCTGGAGAAGCTCATCGCGAAGCTCGGGACGTCCGACTTCGGGTACGCCGTGCAGTCCGAGAAGGACGCCAGGAAGCACCGTGAGGCGCTCCAGGCGGTGATCGACGCGCTCATCGCTCGTGGGGCCGTGGAGGGCGATCGCCAGGCCAGGTACATCGGCTGGGTGGACAGTGTCGCTCGGGTCGAAGAGCTGACGATCCCGGAGGGCGCGACGTTCGTCATCTCCTACAACTACGCCCAGGTGTACGGCCCTCAGGTCGCTGACGACGAGGCCGCGGCTACGCGAGCGGAGCAGGAGGCTGAGTGGGAAGCGAAGCGAGAGCGTCATCTCGCGCACCAGGCTGCTCAAGCGGCGGCGTGGACGCTGCGTGACCAGTTTGTCCGGGAGTTCGCACGCCGCGCGAAGGTGACCGCGAAGGAACGCGATGCGATCGTGGCTGCAGCCGCGCCCTACCTCATGGCCCGCGCGAACGAGGTCAGCTCGTACGACGTCGCCGTCTGGTGCCAGATGAAGGACTCCGACCGGTACGACTGGGCGAAGACGAAGAAGGTCGTCACCCGCTGGGCTGCTGACCTCGACCCGGCCGCGGTGCTGCTCGTGCTGCTGCACATCACGGTCGGCCGCGACGTGCTCCCCGAGGATCAGCCGCTGTTCGACGCGCTCGAGTTCATCGGCTACGTCGTGTCCGACGTCGAGCGGGGCTGGCTCACGGAGGGCGACGCGGGCGACTGACAGGCCCCCGGCCTCCTGGGCCTTCCCGCGCGTCGAGCCCCATTCTCCGCGCGGTTGAGGGGCGACCACCCAGGAGGCCGGGTCCGACTACCTCGACAACGCTCAGCCTCGAAGGAAGACCAATGCCCATCACACCTGAGGTCGCGATCGCGATCGCCGCGATCCTCGACGCACACCCGAAACGGCTGCCGCACTGGCATCAGTGGGCGGTCGAGCTCAGGAGCTGGGCTGAGACAGCCGACTGTGGCCTGTACGAGCTCCCCGCCCCGCTGGAGGCCATGCAGGCCACGATCGACGCCGCTAGGGCGCGCGCGCGGGCGGACCGATGACCGGCACATGCTCCCGGTGCGGCCGCGATCGAACCCTCGCCCGCCGCGACCTCTGCCGCTCCTGCTACCTGACCCTGTGGCGCAACCACACCCTGCCACCCGCGCCGCCGATCCCCGAACAGCCCGTCGACTGCCCACACGCCGGCAAGCACCAGCACGGCACCTCAACCATGTACGACATCGACCGCTGCCGCTGCGCACCCTGCCGGGCCGCGAACAGCCGCCGCAAGAAGAACGGCATCGCCTCCGCACAAGCCGGTCGCAAGGCGATGGTCGACGCGTCACGGGTACGGGCGCACGTGAAGCGACTCCGCGTCGCCGGCATGAGCCGTCCGCAGATCGCAGCCCTGGCCGGCGTGTCAGCGACGACGGTGACGAGCATCGTCAACGGCCACCGACAGGTCATCACCAGGCCCGTCGCGGCACGCCTTCTCACGATCGAGGCCAGCGACCCAGTCACGCGCGTTCTCGTCGACCCGACCGGCACGCAGCGGCGCCTCCAAGGCCTCGTACGGGCCGGCTACTCCCTGTCGAGCCTCGGCGCCCAGCTCGGCTGGACCACGTCGAACGTCTCCAGGGTCGCCACCACACAGACCCACGTGTTCGCGTCCACACGGGCCGCCGTAGCCCACCTGTGCGACGTCCTGGCCACCGTCCCGCCACCCGCGCAAACCGTCGCGCAGCGCGGCGCTGTGACCCGTGCCCAGCGGTACGCACAAGCCCGCCACTGGGCCCCGTTGACAGCCTGGGACGACGACACGATCGACGACCCCGACGCCAAGCCGGCGATCGACTCGCAGCGGCGCCTGTCGATCCGCGAGCAGGTCCTCGAGCTCCTCGAGATCGGCGTGAGCGTGACCGAGATCCCGGCCCGCGTCGGCAAGCCGAACCTGTCGAGAGTCATGAGCGGCGTCCGCGACCCCGAGCTGCGTGCCGTGCTACTGCGCCGCGGGATCGCAGCCGGCCTGATCGACCCGTCAACGGTCGCCGCCGCTCGACGTAGGAGCGCGGCCGCGTGACCCTCTCCCGCGCCGACACGGCCCGCAGATCCGCGCACGTCGTCCAGGAAGGCCGCTACATGCGCAACTCCTGGTCCGGGGCGATCATCGCCACCTGTGCCCTGTGGGACGTGCTCCACGGCCAGCCGGGCCGCTGCGACGAGTGCCTGTGGCTGGTACGCGAGTGGGGCCACAACCCCGACTGCCCGCGACGATCGAAGAGGCAGGCCTGAATGGGCGCTCGTCTCGCGCAATACGCCCTAGGGCCGTGGTGGGCGCACCTCGACCCAGCACCCCGCTGCCTGCTCGCCTATATGGCCTCCGTGACCTATGACACCCCCAAGAACGGAATCGGTGCCGGGAGGTTCTTCCAAAGCCGCGGAGTGCTCGTCCTCAATTACACCGGCATCGCCGAGAACGACCCCCGATACGAATCAGCCGACCGCCGCATCCGCCGCTATATCGCGACCCTGATCGAAGCCAAAGCCATCCGCGTCGTAAAGCCCGGATACCGCGGCCAGCACGCCGAATACGAGCTCCTCGTCGACGTCCTCAAGGGCCGCCAGGACGAGCTCCCGTTCGACCCGGACGCCTGGCCACTGCCCCTCGCGACCAGCCCTCAGAGCCCCGACCTCGACCCACAAAGGGGGGCCGAGAGTGTCCACGAAAGGAGGGCCGAGAGTGTCCCCCTTTGAACCCCGAAAGGGGGGCCGAGAGTGTCCAAAAGGGGGGCCGAGAGTGTCCCCCCTAGGAGTACTTAGGACCAAAGGAACCATGAGGACCAACCAAGAGGAACCAGACTGGCTACCCAACTCAGCCAACCACCGCGCACACACGCACGAGACGAGCACCCCATGAGCACCCGACCCACCCGACGCCCCGGCACCACCCCCGCCGAACAACGCCTCTACGACAACGTCATCATCCGAGACGGCGGCAAATGCCAACTCCGCTACCCCGGCATATGCCTCGGCAAAGCCACCACCGCCGACCACATCAAACCCGTCGCCAAAGGCGGACAATCCCGCGCCGACAACCTCAGAGCCGCCTGCAAGCCATGCAACGAACACAGAAACGACCACGACGACCCCGTCACCGACTCCGACAACTGGTCACGCGAATGGATCGCCAAATGACGACCCCGCTTTTGGCCCCGAAGCCCCAGGTAAGGAAGCGGTCGGCCGCTTTCTCTCTCTCTCGACCTGGGGCGCTCCACGCGTCATCACGGCCCATCGTGGCCGCTCGTGGCACGATGTCGGGTCATGGGGAGCTTGTCGGGGTCGGTGACGGCCTGGGCGGACGCGCTCCGGGGCCGTGCGGACGGCGATCCGGTCGAGGTTGCGCGGGTCGCGGTCCTCGAGGCGCTGGCGATCCGGTTCGCTCGGCAGGTGTCGTCGACGCGGGTCTCGGAGCGGGATCGGGTGGCGGCGTCGCGGGAGTTGCGGGCTCTGCTGGGGGCGGGTGGCGGCCGTGAGGCTGGACGGGTGCCCGGAGCCGATCCGGAAGGGCCTGGTGGAGGTTCTGGAGACGACCCCGTGGGGGCAATCCTGGCTGAGCTTGGGCTTGAAGGGGGCGCCGCCGGCGGTGTCGTCGGTCCCGGTCGAGGGGCGTAAGCACGACGCGGAGGCTGTGCCTCGGATCTCTCAGCTGATGGGGGCGCCGCTGATCCCGTGGCAGCGGTGGGCGATTCGGATCGAGTCGGAGGAGCTGGAGAACGGGGACCTGGCGTACGACCGGAACGTCGAGACGGCGCAGCGGCAACTGGGGAAGACGACGCTCGGCCGGGCGAAACTGATCGTGGCGGCGTCGAGTGGCCGGCGGACCATGATCATGACCGCGCAGGATCGCGGGGCGGCGCGGAAGCGGTTCATGCAGCTGGCTCAGACGGCGCAGGCGGTGTTCGGGCCGTCGCGGGTGAGGTACACGACGTCGATCTCGCACGAGATGCTGACGTGGCTCCTGACGGGGTCGACGATCACGCCGTTTGCTCCGAAGGAGGGCAAGGTCGACGGCGACACGCTGGACCGGGTGTGGGTGGACGAGCTGTGGGCGATGGACGAGATGACCGCGGCGGTGTTGCAGGCGTCGTTCGGGCCTGCGATGCAGACCAGGGCGGGGCAGGCTCAGACGCTGCTGACGTCGACGAGGGGGCCGGCGGGCGGGTCGTGGTTGTCGCTGGAGATCGCGGACGCGACGTCGGCAGCGTTGGCGGGGGAGACGACGGGTACGAGCCTGGTCGACTTCCATGTGCCGTCCGTGGTCGACGGGACGAAGCTGCTCGACCTGCCCAACGATGTGCTGGTCGAGCTGTGCTGGTGGTGGCATCCCGGCAAGGACGTCGAGGAGGGGCAGCGGCCGCTGGTGACGCGGGCGTTCCTGGAGAAGGAGCTCGTGGTCGCGTTGAAGAACCCGCTGCTGGGTCGGCGCGGGTTCCTCCGGTCGTACGGGAACTGGTCGCCGGAGTCGGACCTGCAGGGTTGGCGGGTCGTGCCGTACGGGGTGTGGATCGAGGCCCGGACGGACCAGGAGTTCCCGGACCGGCCGCGGGCCGCGGTCCTCGGTGTGGGTGCGGTCGACGCGTCGGAGGATCCGCGGGTGCCGGATGTGCGGGTCGGGCTGGTCGCGGCTGCGCGCGTGTCTGACGACCAGGTCCTCACTGAGCTCGTCGCCGCTGGTGAGAACGGGCTGCTGCACGGACGGCCCGCGGCCGCGGTCGTCGCAGACGTCGCGACACGCCACAGGATGCCCGTGCACGTCCTCGCGGACACTCCGGAGGGGCGTAACCTTGCTGACGAGCTAGGCGCCCTCGGGGTGACGGCGAAGCGGGTGACGTCGACAGACGCGGCAGCTGGGGTCGTGAGAGTCCGGCAAGGTCTGGGGTCACGTGCAGTCGTGCATCGCGGGGGACCGTCACTCGAGGAGTCGGTGAAGGAAGCCGAGCTGGTTCGGGGCGTATGGTCCGGGCCGGCAGCGGCGCCGATCCGAGGCCTGACAGCTGCTGTGTGGGGCGTCGATGTGCCGGACGACACACCACGGGGTAGGTTCCGCATCCGCGTTCCTAGCCTGTCGGAGGACCTGCAGCAGTGACTGAGACCACGATCTGGCCGCCCTCGGTGGTGCAGCCCCGCTTCTTGACTGGACGTGTGAACTCGTCGACCTCTGCTGAGTCGATCCCCGGCGTCGGCCGGGCGGTGATGCTGCATCAGCTCGCCTCGATCATGCGGCTCGAGCTGTGGCGCGGGAACACCCTGCTCCCCACTCCCCGGATGCTGACCCAGATTGACCCGTCCCGGCCGGGCATGACGTGGTTCGTGCAGCAGAACGTGCGCGACTGGCTCCTCGAAGGCAACGCCCTGGGACTGATTACCGTCCGCAGCGATGTGACTGGTTGGCCGCTCGCGGTCCGGTGGGCGCCGGCGTGGCGGTGGAACATCATCAGCGACCCGTTCGGCGGGGTCGACACGTACTACCTCGACGGCCGCAAGATCCTCAACAACGACGACGTGGTCCACGTGCGCCGCGGCGCGGATCCGCTGAACCCGGCCCGCGGGGTCGGGATCGTCGAGCAGTACGTCCGATCGCTGAACGTGTCGACAATGCAGCTCGACGCCGAGTCGGAAGCCCTCGCACACGGCGGCGTCCCATCCGTCGCGGTCATCGCCCCCCAATCCGACATCAGCGACGACGACGTGAAGGAAGCAGGCGACGCGTGGGATCAGATGTTCTCCGGGCCGGGCCGCCGGCCGGGCATCTTCCCGAAGGGCACCACGGTCACGCCGCTGTCCTGGTCGCCGACCGACGCGCAGATGATCGAGGCGCGGAAGATGAACACGATCGACATCGCGAACATGACCGGGATCGACCCGTATTGGTTCGGGTCGACCGGCTCAAGCCACCAGTACAAATCCCCGGGCCCGATGTGGCTGACGTTGCTGAAGACGCCCCTGGAGGCGATGCTGCAGCTCTTCGAGGACGCCTGGTCGGCGGCGCTCGTGCCGAACGGCCAGACGATCCGGTTCCGTCGACGTGACCTGACCTCCGACGACCTCGAGACGTCGATCCGGACCATGGCTGAGGCGAAGAAGTCCGGCCTGTACGACCACGACGAGGCCCGCGACTACCTCGGCATGGGGCCCGGCGGCCGGCCCGAGCTCGGCCTCGGCGACACGGGCAGCGGCGTGACGCTGCGGGACCAGCTCGACATGCTCGGCGTCGCCGCCCGTGCCGGGGTGGATCCGAACGAAGCCTCCGAGCTCGTCGGCCTCGACAAGCTGGCCGACAAGTTCATCGGGTACCCGGCGTCGGTCCTGCCGTACGACCGGAACCCCGTCAAGGACCCGACCGCGCAGCCGCCCGTGGTCGACCCGTCCCTCGCGCCGGCGGTCGAGGATCCGGAAGCACCCGCGGATCCCAGTACCGATCCGACCGTCGACCCGACCCCGATCCCGTGAGGAAGCCAGCCATGACCCGACAGATCCCGCTCACCCGCGCTGCCGCAGCGACCGAGGGCCGTGTCTTCGCGCTCGAACTCGCGCTCCGCGACGCACAGGTCGTCGGCACCATCCGCAAGTACCTCGAGGGCCGCGCCGTCCCGTACAACGTCTCGACTGACACCGGCTGGTACCGCGAGATCTTTGCTCCCGGCGCCTTCACGAAGTCGATCCGCGAGGCCGCGAACAGTCTGCCCCTTCTGCTGTTCCACGACTCAAGGTCGATGGACACCAACATTGGTGTTGCGGTCTCGTGGGAGGAACGCGCCGACGGTCTCTGGGGCGTGTGGAAGCTCTCCGAAGCCGAACACGCGCAGCGCGCCGCCAAGATGGCTGAGCCCGGGGAGGACGGAACCCCGCCTCAGCTTGGGTATATGTCGGTCGGCTTCCAGCCGATCCGTTCGGAGTCGTTCTACGACGAGAACGAACTCCTGACGATCACCCGCCACGAGGCGCGACTCCTCGAGGTCAGCCTCACCCCGACGCCCTCCTACAAGGACGCCGTCGTGGTGAAGGTCCGTCACCGCGAGACGCTCCTCCATCCGCAGATCTCGGGTCGTCAGCTCGACGGGTGGAAGAACTGGCTTAGCGAGGCCCGCTTGGCCTGATCGCGATCGCGCTCGATCGCGACACAGCGGCTCTCACGGCTCCGGTCGTGGGAGCCGTTGTCGTACTATGGCCTCGCAGTACCCGCCGGGCTCACGCCGGACCGGACGCCGGACCCCCTCGGGGGACACCACCTCCGGAACCACCTGAGACACCACAGGACAACGCATCCAGCGACCCTCGTGAATCTCAGGAGATGATCCCGATGAACCCGTTCGTGAAGCCCGCCCTTCCGGCCTTCTACCTCACCCGCTCGGCCCAGGCTGTCGAGTCCCCCATGCTCACCCGACTCCGCGAAGAGCGCGCGACCGCTCTGCAGTTCGTCGAGCAGACCGTCTCCGGCGCCGAGACCCAGAGCCGCGACCTGTCGACGACCGAGCTGGAGACGCTCGAGCGTTCGAAGAAGCGCGTCGCCGAGCTCGACGCGCAGATCAAGCCGCTCGCCGAGTTCGACGCGCTCCGTGCCGCGTCCGCGGCCGCGTCGAACCAGTTCCGTCCCACCCAGGGGGGCCAGGCCGGCCAGGGCACCAGCGCCGCATTCGTCAGCGCTCGCGCGTTCGACTACCAGAAGCCCGGCCAGATCTTCGCCGACTGCGCCCGTGCCATCAAGGACGGCGACGTCGACGCCCGTGCCCGCCTCGAGTCGGCCGGCCTGACGATCATCGACAACACCCTGGTCCGGGCGACCGCGCCGAACCAGACGACCGACGAGGTTCCCGGCCTGATGCCGAAGGCCGTCATCGGATCGATCCTGTCTGACATCGACGCGTCGCGGCCCTTCATCCAGTCCATCGGGGCCCAGGACATGGGCAACATCCCCGGCCGGACCTTCACCCGTCCGTACGTGAAGCAGCACGTCACGACCGGCCAGCAGGACTCCGAGCTCGACGAGCTCGAGAACCGCCAGCTGATCATCAAGGGGACCGACTTCACGAAGGTCACCCGCGGCGGCTGGGCCAACATCTCGTACCAGACGCTCAACTACCCGGTGGGCGACGTCTGGCAGATGCTGCTGCAGGACTTCATGGACGTCTACGGCCAGGACTCCGAGGACGCGGCCGTCGCCGCGTTCGACGCGGCAGTCCCGACGGCGTCGCCGATCGACCTCACCAACGACCCGACGCTGAAGGAGATCATCAAGGTTCTCTACGCCGGCGCGCGGGCCGTGTACGCCGTCCGCCGGAACCTCACCAAGCTCTGCGTCTGGCAGAGCCTGGACGAGTGGGAGGTCTACGGGGCCGTCATCGACGAGGCGAACGCGAAGGGCAACACGCCCGCCGTCGCGAACGCGACCACGTTCTCCAGCCCGCAGTCGATGCTGGGCGTGCCCCGTGTCGTCGTCCCCGGCCTGCCGGACGGCACCACGATCATCGGGTCCCGTGACCGCGTCGAGGTCTACGAGAACCGGTACGGGTTCCTGAGCGCCGTCCAGCCGAAGGTGATCGGGATCGAGCTCGCCTACGGCGGCGACATCGCCACCGGCGTCCTCAAGCCCGACGCCACGTCCGCGGTCGCGTTCACCCGCATCGTGCGCGCGACCGTCTGAGCAGCACCATGGACTGGTTGACGGTCCAGATCGTGGCGGACGCCGCGGAGATGGCTCTCCCGGCGTCCGGCACGGCCGCGGCGAAGGCTCTCGACCGGGCCACGAAGGCAGCAAAGTCGTACATCGAGCGGCGACGCAAGGACATCGACTGGACGGCCGACGACCTGCAGGTGGGCGACGATCTGCTCCTCGGGGCGGCGTTGCTCGCGAACCGGTACTACCAGCGGCGTAACAGCCCGCTGGGGACCGTCGGGTCGCCAGACCTGGGCCTGACCCAGATCCTGCGGACCGATCCCGACATCACGGCGCTGCTGCGCCTCAACCGGTTCACGTTCTCGGCTGCGAGGAGCTCCTCGTGAACGTCGTCGAGCGTCGCGCCGAGCTCCTGGAGGCTCTGAAGGATCAGGCAGGTGAGGGGCTGCTCGTCACCGACGACCCTCGCCAGGCGGTCGCCCCGTGCATCCTGCTGCACCCCGTGCCGACCAGGAACTACGTCCCCGTCGGTGACGGGGTCGTGTTCTCGCCGGTGTGGACGATCGTGGCCATGATCTCCGGGATCCCGGACGCCGCGGCCGCGGACGTCCTCAACGACATGCAGGAGGTCGTCGAGGACGCGCTCGAGCCGATGGGCAAGCTCATGACCGCCCGGCCGGCCGCCTACTCCACGCGGGCCGACATGCCCGCGAACTTCTCACTTGTCACAACCCTGGAGGACTGAACCATGACAACCACCGACAGCCGGCTGAAGACCGGCACTCTCACCCTCGGCGCGGTCTCCTTCGCTGGCCAGTCGACCAGCGTCGAGCTCACCCCGCCGAAGTCGAAGACGTCCGGCTCGGACGAAGTACTCGACGGGACCGTGCTCGGCGACGACACGTCGTCGGACCCGTGGGTCCTCGCGATCGAGGCGATCCAGGACTTCACCGACCCCGCCGGGCTGCTGAAGTTCCTCTTCGACAACGAAGGCGACACGGTCACCTACAGCTGGAAGCCGAACGCGACGGGCCCGACGTTCACCGGGTCGGTCGTCGTGGTCTCCGGCGGGATCGGCGGTGCGGTCGCGACGCGACTGAAGACCAAGATCGAGATGAACTGCACCGCGAAGCCGGTCTGGACGCCGGCTGCCTGATGGGCACTGTGACGCGGCTGAGTGGCCAGGAGCTCGTGACTGAGTTCCTGGCCCGTGCCGCGTCTCTGTGCGAGGACTGGCCCGAGTTCCGGACCGCGGTCGGTGACGAGGCCCAGACTGAGGCCCGCAAGACCGTCCGCAAGAAGACCAGGCGGCTGGAGGAGTCGATCGTCATGGTCGACACCGGTGTCGCGGTCCACATCTATACCGACCTGTCGTACGCCTGGCCTGTCCACGCCGGGGTGCCCCGCGAGGGACTGGCCCCGAACCGGTTCCTGCTGCCGCTGGCCTACGAGCTCGACCCGACGCCGCTGTGGGAACAGATGGCCGCCGACCAGCTGGGAGGCTGACATGTCTCGTCTGCAGCTCGACGTTGTCCAGACCTCGTCCGGTTCGGGTGTCACCGACGCCGCCCGCGCGACCGAGGACCTGTTCCAGGCGACGGCGAAGCTGAAGCAGGCCCAGTCCGACGAGGAGGCGGTCACCCGCAAGCTCGCGATCGCGATCGCGAAGGTCAACGAAGTGAAGGCCTCCGGGAAGGCGTCCGCGTCGCAGTTGATGGCCGCGGAGGACAAGCTCGCGACGGTGCAGGGCAAGCTGAGCCTGGCGGCGGAGAAGACCCGTGCCGCGATGGCCGGGGTCGACTCGGCGCAGAAGGCTGTCGCAGCGTCGACCTCGAAGACGTCGACCGGGGTTGAGAAGCTGTCGACGGGGACGAGCAAGCTCGCGGGGAAGCTGCCGTCAGTGACCGAGATCGCGGGCAAGTTCGCCGGCGCTCTCGGGCTGGTCGACCTGGCGACGAAGGCCGCCGATGCGGTCGTGAAGTTCGGCCAGGACACGATCGAGCAGGCGTCGGCGCTGCAGCAGGCATCCGGTGCGGCGCAAGCCGTGTTCGGCAAGGACTATCCGGCGATCTCGAAGGCCGCGAACCAGGCGGCGACCAGTGTCGGTCTGGCGTCGTCGTCCTACCAGCAGATGGCGGCCGTGCTCGGCGCCGGGCTGAAGAACAAGGGCCTGACCGACTATGCGGACCAGACGCAAAGGCTCATCGGGCTCGCCTCTGATCTGGCTGCCCAGTTCGGTGGATCCACCCAGGACGCGGTCGAGGCGATCGGGGCCTTGATGCGGGGCGAGGCGGACCCGATCGAGAAGTACGGCGTCGGGATCAACCAGGCCGCGATCGACGCTGAGCTCCTCGCGAAGGGGCAGAACAAGCTCACCGGGTCGGCGTTGGCGCAGGCCCAGGCGCAGGCCCGGCTCAAGCTCCTGTTCGATCAGACGGCCCAGGCCCAGGGAACGTTCGCGAAGGAGTCGAACACCCAGGAGGGGGCCCAGCAGCGGCTGAACGCTCAGATCCAGGACTTCCAGGCCAAGGTCGGCGCCTACTTCCTGCCGGCGATCACGGCCGTGACGAGCTACCTGTCTCAGACGATGTCCGGGACGACGGGCCTGTCGAAGGTCCTCAACGTTCTGGGCGGGATCGTGGAGAAGTACGTGTCGCCGATCATCGCGAAGATCCAGGTCGGGTTCGCGAACTTCAAGGCCTCGATCGACAAGGTCACCGGCGGGTCGGAGCAGACGCAGGCGATGCTGACCAAGGTCGGCGAGGTCGTCGGGAAGGTCGCCGGCTGGGTCGGTGACTTCGTCGGCAACCAGCTGTCCCTGTTCCTGACCGGGCTCGGCAAGCTCATCGAGTTCGCGAAGATGGTCGACGACGCCGTGACCAAGGCGTTCACGACCCTCGGCGCGATCCAGCTCCCGTTCGGGCTTGGGAAGATCAGCGACGTCGTCGACAACATCGCGGCGAAGCTCGAGGCGGCGGTCGGCTGGGTCGGGAAGTTCCTGTCAGCTGGTGGATCCGGCAGCGTGGCCGCGCTCGCTGGCCTGTTCCGCTCCGACGTCACGTACGGGGGCGCGTCGACGGGCTGGTCGCAGGTCCCGCTGCTGGTACCTGCCCCGGTCACGAACGTCCACGTCAACGTCGACGGGGCAGCGCTGCGCGGGATCATCCGCGCCGAGATCCGCGCGACCCTCCCGAGAGGTGGTAATCAGCGATGATCCTTGCCCTGTCCGCGGCCGCGGTCACCGGGTACCGTGTGCGGCTCTCCTTGACCGTCACGACCCCCATTCCCGGGTCCACGATCACTCTGTACCGCGACGACCTGTCGGGGTCTCTGGTGCCCGTTCTGGGCGCCTCAGCGCTGGACCCGGCATCGACCGTCGTCGACGACACGCCGGCGTTGAACCGGCCCACCTGGTGGCGTGCGATCGCGTCGACGGGGGAGACGGCGATCACGGCCGCTCCCGTCACCGTCACCTCGAGTCTGCCGGTACTGGCGGATCCGCGCGGCGGGACGTCGGTGGAGCTCACGGTCGCCGAGTGGGACGAGACCACGATCGACGGGTCGTCGACGTCAGTCCTGATCGATGTCGAGGACCCTGGCGACGATGCGGTCGTGTGGCTCGTCGGCCCTGATGGTGCCCGGACCGCGCAGGTGACGCTACGCACCGACAGTGCCGCGGCGTTGACGGATGCCCGGACGATCCTCGGTTCTGGCCGTGCCCTGCTGCTGCGCGGCTCTCAGCCGGGCCTGGAGGACCCGTGGTTCATCGTGACGAGTCGCCGTGAACGTCGGGTCACGAAGAACGTGGCCGACTGGCGTCGCTACCTGGTCCTGTCGGCCGGCCTGCTCACATCAGCACCCGATCCGACGGTCCCGGTGCTGGGTGACACGCTCGGGGATCTCGCGGCCGCTGTGCCGACGAACCTGGGCGCGATCGCGTCGACGTGGACGACGTTGGGCGCGATCGCGGCCGCGGACCTGAAGGCCATGTGATGCGTACCGTGTCGCCAGCCTGCACGGCCACCCTCGATACGCCAGGAGGCCGGCCTGCGCTCATCATGGTCGCCGAGTCGTGGCTCGGGAGCGTGTCGCTGGGCACAGTCCCCGTCGTCACCGGTACGTGGACGATCGCCGAGGACGAATCGAAGCTGGTGCCGGGAACGCTGACGTTCGACGTCCCGCTGAAGCCCGAGCTGCTGCCGCTGCGCCCAGACCACCCGCTGGCGAACTACGGCCAGCAGCTGCGAATCAAGATCGGCGTCCGGATGGCTGGGGGAGGCACCGAGTGGGTGTCGATGGGCCGGTGGCTGATCGCGGACGCGGTCCCGCTCGAGGAGACGATCCAGGTCACGGCCGACTCGCTAGAGAAGATCGTCGAATGGGACCGGCTCCTGGCACCGGTCCGGATCACGGGCCCGACGCGTGGGGACGGGCTACGGACGCTGCTCGACTCGGCGCTACCGGTCCTCGTCCTCACCTCGAGCAACCCCGCCATGGGACCGCTTCCGGTCGACCAGGACCGGCTGCAGGGCGTCCACGACCTGATCGACGCGTGGCCAGCCCGGTCGCACACCGACGATCAGGGAACGTTGGTGATCGAGGATCCGTGGCCGGATGATCTCGGCACGCCCGTGTGGTCGACCGAGGGCCGGACGTTGGGCACCGAGCCGGACACGTCGACGGCGCCCGTCTACAACGGCTACCGGGTCGAGACGGTTCCCGAGGACGGTACGACGGTCCCGGTCAGCGAAGTGTGGTTCATGTCGTCGGGGCCTATGGCGTGGGGTTCCGCGTTCTGGCGGCGTCCTGGGTTCTTCTCCTCGCCGACGCTGCCGGCGGTCCGGGACACGTTGCGCGCGGTCGCCCAGTCGCTGACGCTCAGGTCTGTCCGTCGGGCCAGGGCCCTCCGGGTCCGGACCTTGCCGGATCCGCGGATCGTACGGGGTGATGTTGTGCACGTCGTCGACCATAAGCGTGATGTCGACATGGTCGGCCGAGTGATCTCGACGGTGTTGACCAGGACGCAGCTCGAGCTTCTGGTCGCGGAGGGCTTGTGATGTCCGGGGTCACGACGACAGGCGTTGCGCAGGCTGCTCCCGCGGGCGGCATGGTGTTGGTGCTGCTCTCCGGCGCGTCGACCCCGCAGTCGATCGCCGTGGGGCGTGGTGTGACGGTCGGGGTGGGTGACACGGTCCTCGTGCTGCTCGGCGCGGCGCCGTACGTGATCTTTTCGCTCGGGCTGACGGCGTCGACGACGGTCCCGGCCGGGCCCGGGACGATGACTCCGCCGGCGGGAGGATCCCGGGATGAGGCGGTCACGCCGGTCGCGGCGAAGACGTGGCGGGCAGGAGCGTGGCGCTCCGACACGACGAAGCTGTACTGCGGCGACTTCACCGGCCGTGGCGTGAATTGGGGCGGGGCCTGGTACGGGACCGGGTTCCGCGGCCGCGGCACGTTCG